ACGTGACGGACACCATGCTCCTCATGTCGAACGGGGCGGCCTCCGGCCAGCTCTGGCTCAAGGTCGCGAGTTCCGGGGTGACCTGCTCCTGAGGATTCTTTCCCTCCTCGTGATCCTGGTTCTGACCGCGGACGGGGAGATTCGAGCCTTCTCGGGCTCAAAAGACGTGACCGACGAGTATCGGGCCTGGAGAAGGGCTTTGGCCTGCCAGGATGCCCAGGAAGGGGATTGCGACGATGGCTCTGTGCCTGACGTTGAAGGTGGGTGAGAGGGTCCAGATCGGCCCCGAGATCCGGGTGACCGTCGTCGAATTCAAGGGCGGCCGCACCGTGAACCTCCGGTTCGAGGCCCCCGACTCCGTCGTGATCCTGAGTGATCGGGTTCGGGAGAAGATCAACCGCGATGGGATTCGGCCGAAGGGATGGCGGCCCAGAGATGGGCGATGAGGAACGTCCCACCCTGGTTCGCGAGCGAGCGGATGGGAGCCTGGAGTGCGTGTACGCCGACACCCAGGAACTCGTGTGGGTCCAGAAAAAGGGTGAGAAGAATCGACACCGCAAGGAGGTTATGAACCCCGGCGGGAAGACCCCCCTCACGCGTGAACTCGGCGAGAAGATCTGCGACGAGGTCATGGCCGGCGCGACATTCAAGCAGGCCGCGGCCCGCCTCAAGATCAACGTGAAAGAGATCTACGCCTGGCGCCGGCTCTACAAGTGGTTCCGTGAGGCCATGGACCAAGCCGTCCAGGACCGGGCTCACTCGCTTCATGATGAGGCGATCGAGGAGGCGAGGAAGGACCACGCCAAGAGCGAGGTCCCGTCAGCGAAGTTGAAAGTGGAAACCCTCAAGTGGGGTGCGGAACGGGGCAATCCAGAAGCATACGCCCCAAGATCCCAAGTGACGAACAAGGAGGAGCGCACGCTCCGACTCGTGGTCATCACCGGAGTTCCTGAACCGAACGAACCCAAGGAGGTTCCATCGGATGTCAGAGAAGGTGATCGACACCGGCTACCGGCCCCGCCCGCTCCAGGAACGGATTCATCGGGAGATGAAGCGTTTCAACGTTTTAGTTTTGCATCGGAGGTTCGGGAAGACCACCCTGTCCCTGAACCACATGGTGGCCCGGGGCCTCAAGAACCCGCTTAAAAACCCCCAGTACGCCTACATCGGTCCCACCTACGGTCAGGCCAAGAAGGTCGCCTGGGACATCCTGAAGGACATCCTCCGGAAGATCCCGGGCTCCGTCGTGAACGAGGCCGAACTCCGGGTGGACATCCCGAGGCCTGAGTTCCAAGACCGCGTGCGCTTTTACTTGGTCGGTGCCGAGAACGTCGATGGGCTCCGCGGCATGTACTTCGATGGCGTGGTCCTAGATGAGTTCGCCATCATGGACCCGCGCATCTGGTCCGAGATCATCCTCCCCGCACTTTCCGATCTGACGCGCGAGCGGCCGGGGAACCAGTGGGCGATCTTCATTGGAACTCCGAAAGGGGAGAACCACTTCTTCTCGCTTTGGAAGCACGCTGAAGGGAAGCCCGACTGGTACCGCATCCGGCTCGGGGTCTCTGAGACCGCTTACGTCTCCACCGCGGCCCTCGCGGCCGTGCGATCCGCCGGCATGTCCGAGGCCGAGTACGACCAGGAGTACGAGTGCAGTTTCTCGGCCGCCATGGTGGGCGCCTACTACGGGGATGTGATCCGAAAGGCCGAGCGCGATGGCCGCATCCTGGATTTCCCCTACGAGCGGAGATCCCCGGTTCAAACCGCGTGGGACCTGGGGAAGAACGACTCGACTGCCATCTGGTTCTACCAAAACGTCGGTCACGAGATCCGGTTCCTTCATTACCACGAGGAAAACGGGAAGGACCTCCCGCACTTTGGGCAGGTCGTTCGGGCCACCGGCTACTTCTTCGAGATGCACAACCTGCCGCACGATGCGCGGGCGGACATGCTCGGGATGCCGAAGAGCCGTGAGGCACAGATCCGGGATCTCAAGATCGGGCCCATTCAGGTGGTCCCAAGACACGGACGCCAGGCCGGCATCCAGGCCGCGCGCGCCATCTTCCCCCGCTGCTACTTCCACGCCACCGGATGCGCGAAGGGGCTGGAGGCGCTTCGCCACTACCAGAAGAGCTGGGACGCCGTGAAGATGATCTTCTCCGACGAACCCCTCCACAACTGGGCCTCAAACGGCGCTGACGCCTTCCGCATTTTCGCGATGGCGGAGCGGCCTGCGGTTCAGGAGCGGGAACTCCCCAGACATTACGACAGCAATTACAATGAGTTGGCTTGGTAAATTGAAGTAGTTGATGAACTAAAGCAAATTGGTTTACTCTATTTCGGACATGTCTGGCCACCGGAAATCCAACACGCAGCTCCGCAGTGACGCCGCGGGCGCCTTGAAGGGCGCCGGCTCCGCCGAGGCCGCGCAGAAGCTCCTCGCCAATCTCAAGAAGCCGATCACCGGCGGCCCGGGTGGCGTCTTCAAATTCAGCCGGGACCCGAACGTGATCAACCAGGCGCAGGCCGCCTACAACGACCTCCGCGGCCGGGCTGCAAACGCCCTCGACTCCCTCACTCAGACCTCGGACACCCTGTCGGCTTCGGCCACGGGCTCAAACATCCCAAGCCTCGTCACCCACGCCCAAGGCCAGCTCCTCGACGCCGGCCAGAAGGCGAATCTCGCGAAGCTCCAGGACAACCTGGACGCCCGGAGGAACTACATTCTCTCGCGCGCGCGGAACCCCGGCCGTGCCGGCCTCACCTTCGCAGGTTCCTCCTGATGGCGCAGGTCACTTCGGACAACAAGAAGAAGGCCCAGGAAAAGCTCAAGCGCCTCCAAAAACTTCAGAACGAGCGGCGGAACTTCGACAACCACTGGAACGAGGTCATCCAACTCGTCTTCCCCAGCCTGTCGAACACCCTGTTCCAAGGCGACCTCCCGGCGAACCGCGGGGAGAAGCGCAACACCCTCGTCTACGAGTCCACGGCGGTCCAGTCCAACGATCTCCTCGCTTCTGCCCTCCACGGAATGCTCACTTCCCCATCTTCCTTCTTCTTCTCCCTCACTACGGGCAACGCCCAGCTGGACGCCGTGGATTCCGTGAGGCTCTGGATCGACGACTCGGTCGCGGCCATGCACGGAGTGCTCAATAACTCCAACTTTCAAACCGAGATCCACGAGGTCTACACGGGTCTTGGGTCCATCGGAACCGCCCTCATGCGGATCGAGGAGGACAAGGACTTCATTGCCCGCTTCCTCTCGCGGCCCATCTTCGAGGCCTGGATCGCCGAGAACTACCAGAAGGTCGTGGACACGATCTACCGCGTGACCCGCTCACCCTGGCGCCAGGTCGAGCAGGAGTTCCCCGAGGCGGTAGCGGCCATGCCGCGCGACCTCTACCAGAAACTCGAAAAAAAGGACGACGAGATCCAGATGCTCCACGTCGTCGAGCCGCCCGATTCCGATGAGAAAGACACTTACGCGGTCAAGGGCTTCAAATTCCAGTCCTGCTACATCTTGAAAGACGAGGAATACGTCCTCCAAGAAGGGGGCTTCAACGAGTTCCCCTACGTGGTCCCGCGCTGGAACCGGATCTTGGGCGAGGTCTACGGCCGCTCGCCGGCCATGAAGGTTCTCCCGGACATCAAGATGATCCAGGAGATGATGAAGACCACGATCCGGGGAGCGCAGCTCACGGTCGCCCCCTCACTCCAGGTCCCAGATCAGGGCATCATCCTCCCGGTCAAGTTCCAGCCAAACGGCATCAACTACTACCGCGCTGGCACCACGGATCGGATTGAACCCATTCAGACGAACGCCCGAGTCGATTTCGGGATTCAGATGATGGAAAACATCCAGGCCCGAATCCGCGAGGCCTTCTTCATCAACCAGCTCCAGCTCAACACCGGCCCGCAGATGACGGCGACCGAGGTGGCGCAGCGGACCGAGGAAAACCAGCGGCTCATGGGCCCGGTACTCGGACGCCAGCACTTTGAACTCCTTCGCCCCCTGGTCGAGCGACTGTTCGGGATCTGCCTCCGCCGCGGCGGCGTTTTCCGCGCCCCCCCGGCCGAACTCCACGGGAAACCCCTTCAGGTCAAATACATCAGCCAGATTGCCCGGGCACAGAGGTCAAACGAACTCTCGGCCCTCACGCGCACCCTTTCGGTTGTGGCCCCGATCGCGCAGGCTCAACCCGAGATCCTGGATCGCCTCGATGGCGACCAGATCATCTCCGACGTGGGCAACATCTCCGGCCTTCCGGCCAAGTGGTTCAGAAACGAAAAGACCGTCAAGACCCTCAGGGAATCGAGGGCCCAGGCTCACCAGGAACAGGCCGCGCAGGATCAGCAAGGCCAGCTCGTGGACAACGTGGCGAAGCTCCAGACGGCGGCATCTGCCGGCGCGGGGCAAGCCAACGCCGGCTAATTCGGCCGCTGAAAGGATTCCCGTTTGGCTCGAAACAAGATGGCCGAGTCCCAGCGCGATCAGGTCGTGGCGCTCCGGGCGGCATTCAGTGGACCCACGGGGGACAAGGCCCTCCGATTCCTCCAGGAGCGGTTCTTCTTCTACGAGAGTGCCCACGTCCCTGGAGATCCCTACACATCGGCCGTGAATGAAGGGGCGCGCACCGTCGTCACCTACATCATGCAGACCATTTCCCCCAAGAACCTGAACCGGATTCAGAAGGCCATCGAGGCCGCGAGAGAACAAGAAGCCTTTGAGGAGCAAAATTATGAGTGAAGCCGCTGCCGCAGCACCCGCAACCGGAACCAGTCCCGCCACCGCCTCGTCGTCGGCTCCCCCGAGCCTCACGGCGGCGCCCACTCCCGCAGCGCCGGCCACGGGGGCCGCGCCTCCTGCGGATGCAGGCCCAGCGGCGCCCGCCTGGATGTCCGCCATCAAGGACCCAGAACTCCTCGGGGACCCAATCCTCAAGCGCTTTCAGGACGTGGAAAGCCTCGCGAAGTCCCTGACCCACGCCCAGCGCATGCTCGGGCAGGACAAGATCCCGATCCCAGGGACGGGTGCGACCAAGGATGACTGGAAAAAGGTATTCCAGAAGCTCGGACTCCCGGAGACGGCCGAGGCCTACAAGGTCACGAAGCCAGAGGGATCTGAGATCGCTGACCAGTTCCTGACCGGGCTTTCCCAGAAGGCCCATGAACTCAACATCCTCCCACACCAGACCCAGGAGATGCTGAACTGGTACTACGCGCAGGAAATCGAGGAGCTGAAGGCCTACCAGACGGAGCAGGCCGCTGCGCAGACCAAGGCCCTTGACGAACTCAAGACCGAATGGGGGACGGCCTATCCCGAGAACGTGCGGCGCGCACAACTCGGCCTCAAGCAGTTCGCCGACGAGAAGACGATGGCCTACCTGACCGAGAACGGCCTCGACAAAGACCCCGTGCTGTTCCGTCTCTTCGCCAAGGTGGGTGGCTCCCTCAAGGAAGATACCTTCAAGGGCGAGACGATCTCGAATCTCGGGATTACCCCGAAAGAGGCTGAAGCGAAGATGAACGCCATGCGCGCGGATCGCACCGGCCCCTACCTCAACAGCGAGCATCCGGGCCACAAGG